TTAATGATAATTGATAAGTATAATCTTTCGATTAGAACCTAGACTTTCAATGCTAGTGTCCATCTTCTCTGTATGTTGAGCTAATTTATAGAGACTATCTTTATTTAAATATTCACTATCAAGTTTAATATTCAAATTGTTGACTTCGTTACATTCTATCTCATTAATTTTTGTTGAGCATGTGTCTTCAACAATATTTCCTTTAATCATTATTGTGTTATTTGCATAACAAAATAGTGGGGAAGTAGAAAATACCGCCAAAACCAAAATTTTAAATATATTATTTTTCATTTATAAGTACCTATTTATTAAATAGTTAATATAAGTGATACAATATTTTTTATTTAAAAACAATATATAAATCAATTTCAATTAAAAAACACAAATAATATGTGACCCATATCTCACTAATTATTTAATTTGTTTAAATAGGTTTTATTTCTACATCTATTTTATTAAAACGATAATTAAATCACACTTTATAAATATTAATGTATCTTAGTTATTGTAAAATTAAATTATTGATAATAAATGCTTTAATTAAAATTATAAAAATTTAAACTAAAATACCAAGCTAAAAAACAATTTAATTAATTATAATATTTATGAAAATAATATATATTCACAAGTATTAAAAGTGATGGTTTAGCTCAGATTTTTTATTTATACAAATTAAAATATGAAAAATAAAATCACTTTTGAATAGGTTATAAATAATTCTTGTATTTATTTAATTTTACTTAAGAACATAAGGTAATTATACAATAATAAGGCGAACTAAATTAGAAGATTTAATCTTTAAAGTATACAAGAGGAATACAGAAATTTGAGTATCAGAATGATTATTTTAAAATTTCCGTAATGATAAAGTTGTTAGAATTTAATTGAGTAGTAAGGAGCATGGTTCATCTGAAATTTAATTTAAATTTTAATTCTTTAGCCAAGGATGATCATCTAAATTTAAGTGCAGCAAAGATTCTAAGAAAAGCTATACGGTGATCAATAAAATTATGTTAGCTATGTAAAGCTAAATAGAGAATGATGAGTGCCATATTTTTGCTCAGATAGTGATGTTCAGCCAAATAACTGAAACCTACATAAAGAGAGCTTTAGATCTGAAAGATAGAAATAACTAGGGATTAGTTTAAACTATATAATTGTTCGTATAATACGGCATTATGTTACTTGCCATGTTCGTTGACTAAAGACCCCGCGTTAGCGGGGTTTTTTGTCAATGATGCGACCATATTTACGCACTCGCATGGCATTTAACATCAGTGCTCATTATGCGAATTTGAGGAGAGGAAAGGGCGGGCAGCGACTTGTCGCGCCTGACCTTTCTGTGAGATTTTTAGAGAGGGCACACTGCTATCTAATAGTGTGCCTGACTCCGGAATTTCGGAGTATTTTGATATAAATGCTTGTTTTTTATAGATATATAACAATATAATTATATATCTATATGATTTTCATAGAGATTTTATTTTTTTGTTTCGACTTTTACTGTCCCATCTCTAGTTACTTCTATAAAGCCTTCTAAAAGGGTTTGCTTAATAATTTCGTGGAATATCTCAGTATCTCGCAATGGCTTTTTTCCAGCTTTTACCAAGTCTCTATTCAACTTTAATGCTACTTCATTAAGTGCATTTTCTTCTTCATCAGTAAATCTAAATGTCTTTGCCATTGTTAGGTTCCTTAGTTGATTTATAAATTTTAAATGAATTTGTGATTTATTCTTGTGTTTATATGTGATTTCTGTATTATTGATAAAAAATGATTTATGTATTTGTGATTTTTGGGGATAAACAGTGCTTGATCATCTTCGTTTAGCTATCCCTGTCATACCAACCCATGTTCGTTGTGTTGACGGCAAACACCATTATTTTAATGGTGATATCCGTGATTTCGGTTTGCCTGCAGCTACTCGACATGTTGGTAGGGCAGATGATGGTTCTACGACTACTGGTGATCTTTACCATCCTTATGAATCGCTTCCGAGCGATTACACGGATATGGCAATGAAGTTCTATGCAAATACGATGAATACATTTCCGTATGTTGAAATTAAAGCTTCACCTTTGAAACTCTTGCAGGGTCATAACGTTTATGGTTTTGAAAGTATTCATCTTGGTGCAACTGAAATGCTTGGCATGTTAGCCGATGCTTATCCTCAATTATTACCAATCTTAGATTTTGAAAATATCGAGGTTTTACACTTAGATACAACGTATTTTGTACGTTTACCGCATCAGAATATGGTGCAACCAGTTCTTGATTATATGTCTAATATTTCTGTTGGCCATCGTAAGGCTAAACAGGTCAAGTACGACAACTATATTACGTGGGGCAATGAAGATGGACGTTATATCCGCCCTAAAGCCTATGGCAAATTTGAAGAAGTTAAATCTCAGTTAAGTAAGATTCAGAAGCAAGCTGATAAAGGTTGTATGCGCTCTAAAGCGTTAGTTTTAGCTATGCATGATGCTCTTAAGTTTTCTAATGCCTGTTTACGTTTTGAAGCTCGTATTTGTAAGACCTATCTAACCAAGAATGGTTATCCAAGTAATTTGTGGAAATTGATCGACTTACAGCGAGATCAACCAAGTTTATTAGCCAAATTATGGCATGTAGCGTTTGACCCGATTTTTGGCGCATTAAAGGGTGAGAATATGAATTTTTCTGATGATGGTGAAATCTTAGAATTACTTCGTGCAAATCTTTTTACTATTACTAAATCTGGTAAAAAAAGTACGACTAAGGCAGATAATGCCTTTAAATTCTACTGCTTACTTAGACAGATGGGCTGGGAATCAGTTAAAGCCATCTATAAGGAAAGTACCTTTTACGACAATGTTAAAGCTCTTACTAGCGTTAAAAATATTGATCGTGGTCACTTACAGAACCTACATAAAAATAAAAACGGGAAAGTTATTCCGTTTACACGTCTTATTGAAATCAAGTTTGAGCAGCAGCTTCCACCTGATTATCAAATACCAGTTTCCAAGTATGCCGATAAATTCGGTTTAGTAGCCTAGAGAGGTTTAAACATGCAATTAACATTTAACAAACGCTCAATTTTGCCAGACGTCTACAAGAAGGACGACAAAGTTTATTTCAGTACAACTTTGTTCACACCAGTACGTTACAACATCAAATTTGGTCAAGGTCTTATGCCGATTGATCAAATGAAAGCTGTACTTGATGACTGTGCTGAGAATGCACAAGAGGTCGAGATTGAATTCACAGAGTCACAAGGTCGTTTTGGTTCTGAGTTAACAATCTTTTCAGTTAAGCCATTACCAAAGAAAAACCCAATGGAATCAAAGGCTTAATGGTGAATTATACGATTGTTCGTATAATGTATAATATGTAAATAAATCAATAACTTACGTGTATTTCCACTATGGCAGAATACATTTATAAATGCAAGAAGTGCGGTGCAGAGTTTACAAAACATTCAAGTTACTGCATCCACTTTTACAAGTGTAAATAAAAAGAATTTGCCGGCTTTTGGGGGCGTTAATCGCAAGTCGGCAATCCTATTTATTGGGGATGTCTCTGATGGTCATCTATGCAGTTTGGTATTTCTTCGTAGTAGGGGTAATAGCTCATCCAGCGGGCTTATATCTCTACTATAAAAAACGGAAGTAAAGGAATTCAATTATGTTGGCTTGTTTGATTTATGGGTCGGACCAGACGACATGTATTGGGTATTTAAACATGGATCTGGTGATTGGTCTTTTTGCTGCTTTCGCAGTTTTATACGGTCTCAGCTATGTTTTTAAAATCGTTCTTAGACTAATGGGTTTTTAACCCTTGGAGATTGTTATGGAAAATCAAAAACGTGGTGTTCTAACACTTACTAATGTTCAACGTTTTGGGGTGGGTGCTGCTGTTGGGGCTGCGCTTATTACTAATGCCAATGCTGCTGTTGACGTGGCTGGTCCAGTTGCAACATTAACAACTGATGGAACTGCTGCGATTACTGCTGTTGGTGCTGCATTACTCGGTCTTGCGGGTGTTGCTGTTGTATTCAAATGGGTTAAAGCTGCTTTCTTTAGCTAATAGCTCAGGGGGTAGAAATACCCCCATCTTATAAGAATTAAATATTTAATAAATTGGGGGATGTATGAAGTTTTTTAAATATTTAGTTTTCATAATTATAAGTTTATTTTCTGTTGAGACTTTTGCTTATTATTATACTATTGAGTCTTCCTTGCCTGGTATTTCTGGTAAGCAATTTCCGTCACCAGTCTCGGCGTGTCAATATTATGCAGATTTTATGGGTTACACTTATATAAGTGTCACACAAGACGGTAGAGGTTCTTATAAATATAATTGTAATACTAAAACTAAGCAGAATTATGATGCTCAAAATGGCATTCAAGAACTTGGTCAAGCGACGAAGTGTCCAGCTTCAGGTTATCCGATACCTACTTATTTTGAACCCAATACGCCAATTCCTCTCAGAGTATGTAAGCAAAATCCAGACGGTACATATTGTGTATATGATGCTCAGGATAAGATTAATCCATTAGTTATTTCTTCAGGTAACTATCAGAACATTACTTTGCGTTCCGTTAGTGAAATTCCTAGTCCTTCATGTACACCTGAATTTTCTAAAGATAGATGTGATCCTAAAGACCCATATGGGGGATGTTATCAACCGCCTGACGATAACTGTAACCGTATGGCAGATGGTTCTATTTATTGTCCTGATGGTGTTCCACCGCCACCAATTAAGTCTGGCTGTCAAAACGGTGCTACCTATTGTGATATGCCTCCAACTGGTTGTGGTACAGGTTATGTTCCGGGTAATTTCAATGGTAAACAGATTTGTGTAAAAAACAGCAATCCACCGCCTACAGATCCACCTGATCAACCACCTCCGGCATCTGATCCACCGCCAATTGATCCGCCTGATCCAACTGATCCTCCAGACGGTGATCCACCTCCGCCTGTACCTCCGCCACCAGTACCACCAGATAACGGACCAATCTTGCGCGCTATCCTTGATGCTATTAATGCAGTTAATAACAAGCTTACCTGGCTTAAAAATGAGTTAGTTAACTCACTTAACTATGTAGCTAAAAAGATTGATGTTACTAATTCTAAGCTTGATACAACAAATCAAAAGCTTGATGCTGTTAATTCATCAGTTAAAGAAACTACTGCTGCTGTTAAGGAAACAACAGCTGCTGTTAATAATGTAAAAGCTGCTGTAGATGCTAATGCAACAACGGTAAAAACGGCTGTAGAAGCCAATACGGCTGCTACAAACAATGTTAAATCGGCTGTTGATGCTAATACCAACTCTACAGCCAATAAGCTTAACGAAGTTGTTAATGCTATTAATAATAAGCCTGTAGGCGGTGGTGGCGGTGGATCTACTGACGTTACTCCAGTAGTTAACGCTATTGAGAAACAGACTACTGATTTTAAAGACATGATGAAGACTGATTCATCAGACTTTGATACCTCACAGTATGAAAAGATTGGTGATGCTTCTGATGATCCTCGTTCTCTTAATGCTCAGTCAGAAGCTGCAGGTTCTTTGCAGGCATTATCTAATAAATTAACTTTTTCTAATTCTGCTTGTGTTCAGGATTTTACAGTTACGGTTCCTATTTATGGGTCTTTGACGGTTCCGTTATCTCAATGGTGTGACTTGTTAGCACTAGTAAAAATACTTCTTCATCTCTGCACTTTGATGGTTGCTTTTAAGATGCTTGACTCAACTGTGAGGGCTATCTAATGCCATTGTTTATTGGGGCTATTGTTGCTGCATTACTGAAGGTTTTATTTCGATATGCAGTTTTTAAAATATTTGCAAAGTTAATTTTGGGGACCGCTACGGCTGGCGTTATCTACTTGTTTTTATCCAGTACGGTTAAACCTTTTGTCGATGAAATGCAGCAAAAGATTGTTGAGAAAGCCACAGAGCTTTCAACGGTTGGCGGTACTGCTGCTGAAGTAATTCAGTACTTAGATTTCATCCAGTGCGTGAACATTATTCTTTCTGCATCAGCTGCATGTTTTAGCTTAAAACTAATGTCTGTAGCTATTCGTGCATTCGGTATTAATACGGGTTGATTTTATGGCTATTAAACTAATTACAGCGCAGCCTGGTTCTTATAAGACTGCAATGATGATGGAACTTGCTAACAAGATGTCTAGTGAGGGACGTCCAATTTATTTATGTAATGTTCGGGGACTTAAACCTGCAATACCTTTTCCTTATCAGGTTCTTGATCACTTTAAGGATTGGGTAGATACACCAGAAACATCAGTTATTTTTATTGATGAGGTACAGGAATTTACTAGAGATGTACCGACTAACTGTAAAACAGAAGACTTGCCAACTTGGATGACTTTGTTAGAAAAGCATCGTCATGAGGGTAAGGATATTTTTATTGTTACTCAGCATCCGATGTTTATTCATACGCATGTTAGACGCCTTACGTCTGAGCATATTCATCTTGTTCGAAATGGTAATGTTCCTTTTGCTGCCAAACGTTCTTGGGGTTTTGTTGAATCCGATCCAGACGACTTTCAGAAAGCTACATTTAAAAATGGTTGTACAACTACGATTTATAGACCTAATAAAGAGGTTTTTAACTGGTATGAATCGACTGTATTAGATACCCATAAATTCAAGGTTCCACCTAAGTTAATTAAGGGTGTGGCTATGGTTGCAGGTATCATCGGTTTTGCTGTTTGGATTGGTTATCCGGTTGCTACTAAATATCTTCATATGAACGATAAAGAAGTCACTGCCAAAGCTCCAGATCAGCCACAAATGACCTTAGCGCAACAAGCAGAACGTGATGCTTATTTGGCTGGTCTTACTCCAGAGCAATATGCCGATCTACAAAATCCTGAAAAACGTAACGCTGAGCTACTTGCTAAAAATGACGTGAGAATGGAGACGATAGTAGTTAAATATAATCCTAATCGCCCTTACGAGTTCGACACTTCGCAAATCCAATATGAAGTAACTGCAAAGCCGGTGTTTTCAGGTTGTATGAAGATGAAAGGTAAATATGTAGCTTATACCCAACAAGGTACGATACTGCATGATGTAAGCCAATCTGATTGCATGAAATTGATTAATGAGGGTGATAGACCATTTAATTATTTTGCTCAAGAAGAACAGCAGCCACAGCAAAGACAGCAATTTAAACAGCCTCAACAACAAGTTAATTATGACCCTGAATTTATTGCTAAATACCAAGCTGCTAAAGCTCAAGGCTTAATTTGAAATCTTTTTCTTTGATTACTAAAAACCGTCTATATGTTTTACCGTAGCAGTAACCAAAAAAAACCGTTCAGGGGAATTGTGACCGATCCAACTCGGTCACAAGGCGTAGTCTACGGTTTTTTACGCGATCAAACTTCGAGTTACACTCAATGCCAATATTGCGGTCGCACCCTGCAATTAGGGCAATTAATGAAGCATTTACGCCTATTTCATGGATATGGTACAAAAGACTTAGTAATAGACTACTGAGAGTTCGCATAATACGGCATTATGTTACTTGCCATGTTCGTTGACTAAAGACCCCGCGTTAGCGGGGTTTTTTGTCAATGATGCGACCATATTTACGCACTCGCATGGCATTTAACATCAGTGCTCATTATGCGAATTTGAGGAGAGGAAAGGGCGGGCAGCGACTTGTCGCGCCTGACCTTTCTGTGAGATTTTTAGAGAGGGCACACTGCTATCTAATAGTGTGCCTGACTCCGGAATTTCGGAGTATTTTGATATAAATGCTTGTTTTTTATAGATATATAACAATATAATTATATATCTATATGATTTTCATAGAGATTTTATTTTTTTGTTTCGACTTTTACTGTCCCATCTCTAGTTACTTCTATAAAGCCTTCTAAAAGGGTTTGCTTAATAATTTCGTGGAATATCTCAGTATCTCGCAATGGCTTTTTTCCAGCTTTTACCAAGTCTCTATTCAACTTTAATGCTACTTCATTAAGTGCATTTTCTTCTTCATCAGTAAATCTAAATGTCTTTGCCATTGTTAGGTTCCTTAGTTGATTTATAAATTTTAAATGAATTTGTGATTTATTCTTGTGTTTATATGTGATTTCTGTATTATTGATAAAAAATGATTTATGTATTTGTGATTTTTGGGGATAAACAGTGCTTGATCATCTTCGTTTAGCTATCCCTGTCATACCAACCCATGTTCGTTGTGTTGACGGCAAACACCATTATTTTAATGGTGATATCCGTGATTTCGGTTTGCCTGCAGCTACTCGACATGTTGGTAGGGCAGATGATGGTTCTACGACTACTGGTGATCTTTACCATCCTTATGAATCGCTTCCGAGCGATTACACGGATATGGCAATGAAGTTCTATGCAAATACGATGAATACATTTCCGTATGTTGAAATTAAAGCTTCACCTTTGAAACTCTTGCAGGGTCATAACGTTTATGGTTTTGAAAGTATTCATCTTGGTGCAACTGAAATGCTTGGCATGTTAGCCGATGCTTATCCTCAATTATTACCAATCTTAGATTTTGAAAATATCGAGGTTTTACACTTAGATACAACGTATTTTGTACGTTTACCGCATCAGAATATGGTGCAACCAGTTCTTGATTATATGTCTAATATTTCTGTTGGCCATCGTAAGGCTAAACAGGTCAAGTACGACAACTATATTACGTGGGGCAATGAAGATGGACGTTATATCCGCCCTAAAGCCTATGGCAAATTTGAAGAAGTTAAATCTCAGTTAAGTAAGATTCAGAAGCAAGCTGATAAAGGTTGTATGCGCTCTAAAGCGTTAGTTTTAGCTATGCATGATGCTCTTAAGTTTTCTAATGCCTGTTTACGTTTTGAAGCTCGTATTTGTAAGACCTATCTAACCAAGAATGGTTATCCAAGTAATTTGTGGAAATTGATCGACTTACAGCGAGATCAACCAAGTTTATTAGCCAAATTATGGCATGTAGCGTTTGACCCGATTTTTGGCGCATTAAAGGGTGAGAATATGAATTTTTCTGATGATGGTGAAATCTTAGAATTACTTCGTGCAAATCTTTTTACTATTACTAAATCTGGTAAAAAAAGTACGACTAAGGCAGATAATGCCTTTAAATTCTACTGCTTACTTAGACAGATGGGCTGGGAATCAGTTAAAGCCATCTATAAGGAAAGTACCTTTTACGACAATGTTAAAGCTCTTACTAGCGTTAAAAATATTGATCGTGGTCACTTACAGAACCTACATAAAAATAAAAACGGGAAAGTTATTCCGTTTACACGTCTTATTGAAATCAAGTTTGAGCAGCAGCTTCCACCTGATTATCAAATACCAGTTTCCAAGTATGCCGATAAATTCGGTTTAGTAGCCTAGAGAGGTTTAAACATGCAATTAACATTTAACAAACGCTCAATTTTGCCAGACGTCTACAAGAAGGACGACAAAGTTTATTTCAGTACAACTTTGTTCACACCAGTACGTTACAACATCAAATTTGGTCAAGGTCTTATGCCGATTGATCAAATGAAAGCTGTACTTGATGACTGTGCTGAGAATGCACAAGAGGTCGAGATTGAATTCACAGAGTCACAAGGTCGTTTTGGTTCTGAGTTAACAATCTTTTCAGTTAAGCCATTACCAAAGAAAAACCCAATGGAATCAAAGGCTTAATGGTGAATTATACGATTGTTCGTATAATGTATAATATGTAAATAAATCAATAACTTACGTGTATTTCCACTATGGCAGAATACATTTATAAATGCAAGAAGTGCGGTGCAGAGTTTACAAAACATTCAAGTTACTGCATCCACTTTTACAAGTGTAAATAAAAAGAATTTGCCGGCTTTTGGGGGCGTTAATCGCAAGTCGGCAATCCTATTTATTGGGGATGTCTCTGATGGTCATCTATGCAGTTTGGTATTTCTTCGTAGTAGGGGTAATAGCTCATCCAGCGGGCTTATATCTCTACTATAAAAAACGGAAGTAAAGGAATTCAATTATGTTGGCTTGTTTGATTTATGGGTCGGACCAGACGACATGTATTGGGTATTTAAACATGGATCTGGTGATTGGTCTTTTTGCTGCTTTCGCAGTTTTATACGGTCTCAGCTATGTTTTTAAAATCGTTCTTAGACTAATGGGTTTTTAACCCTTGGAGATTGTTATGGAAAATCAAAAACGTGGTGTTCTAACACTTACTAATGTTCAACGTTTTGGGGTGGGTGCTGCTGTTGGGGCTGCGCTTATTACTAATGCCAATGCTGCTGTTGACGTGGCTGGTCCAGTTGCAACATTAACAACTGATGGAACTGCTGCGATTACTGCTGTTGGTGCTGCATTACTCGGTCTTGCGGGTGTTGCTGTTGTATTCAAATGGGTTAAAGCTGCTTTCTTTAGCTAATAGCTCAGGGGGTAGAAATACCCCCATCTTATAAGAATTAAATATTTAATAAATTGGGGGATGTATGAAGTTTTTTAAATATTTAGTTTTCATAATTATAAGTTTATTTTCTGTTGAGACTTTTGCTTATTATTATACTATTGAGTCTTCCTTGCCTGGTATTTCTGGTAAGCAATTTCCGTCACCAGTCTCGGCGTGTCAATATTATGCAGATTTTATGGGTTACACTTATATAAGTGTCACACAAGACGGTAGAGGTTCTTATAAATATAATTGTAATACTAAAACTAAGCAGAATTATGATGCTCAAAATGGCATTCAAGAACTTGGTCAAGCGACGAAGTGTCCAGCTTCAGGTTATCCGATACCTACTTATTTTGAACCCAATACGCCAATTCCTCTCAGAGTATGTAAGCAAAATCCAGACGGTACATATTGTGTATATGATGCTCAGGATAAGATTAATCCATTAGTTATTTCTTCAGGTAACTATCAGAACATTACTTTGCGTTCCGTTAGTGAAATTCCTAGTCCTTCATGTACACCTGAATTTTCTAAAGATAGATGTGATCCTAAAGACCCATATGGGGGATGTTATCAACCGCCTGACGATAACTGTAACCGTATGGCAGATGGTTCTATTTATTGTCCTGATGGTGTTCCACCGCCACCAATTAAGTCTGGCTGTCAAAACGGTGCTACCTATTGTGATATGCCTCCAACTGGTTGTGGTACAGGTTATGTTCCGGGTAATTTCAATGGTAAACAGATTTGTGTAAAAAACAGCAATCCACCGCCTACAGATCCACCTGATCAACCACCTCCGGCATCTGATCCACCGCCAATTGATCCGCCTGATCCAACTGATCCTCCAGACGGTGATCCACCTCCGCCTGTACCTCCGCCACCAGTACCACCAGATAACGGACCAATCTTGCGCGCTATCCTTGATGCTATTAATGCAGTTAATAACAAGCTTACCTGGCTTAAAAATGAGTTAGTTAACTCACTTAACTATGTAGCTAAAAAGATTGATGTTACTAATTCTAAGCTTGATACAACAAATCAAAAGCTTGATGCTGTTAATTCATCAGTTAAAGAAACTACTGCTGCTGTTAAGGAAACAACAGCTGCTGTTAATAATGTAAAAGCTGCTGTAGATGCTAATGCAACAACGGTAAAAACGGCTGTAGAAGCCAATACGGCTGCTACAAACAATGTTAAATCGGCTGTTGATGCTAATACCAACTCTACAGCCAATAAGCTTAACGAAGTTGTTAATGCTATTAATAATAAGCCTGTAGGCGGTGGTGGCGGTGGATCTACTGACGTTACTCCAGTAGTTAACGCTATTGAGAAACAGACTACTGATTTTAAAGACATGATGAAGACTGATTCATCAGACTTTGATACCTCACAGTATGAAAAGATTGGTGATGCTTCTGATGATCCTCGTTCTCTTAATGCTCAGTCAGAAGCTGCAGGTTCTTTGCAGGCATTATCTAATAAATTAACTTTTTCTAATTCTGCTTGTGTTCAGGATTTTACAGTTACGGTTCCTATTTATGGGTCTTTGACGGTTCCGTTATCTCAATGGTGTGACTTGTTAGCACTAGTAAAAATACTTCTTCATCTCTGCACTTTGATGGTTGCTTTTAAGATGCTTGACTCAACTGTGAGGGCTATCTAATGCCATTGTTTATTGGGGCTATTGTTGCTGCATTACTGAAGGTTTTATTTCGATATGCAGTTTTTAAAATATTTGCAAAGTTAATTTTGGGGACCGCTACGGCTGGCGTTATCTACTTGTTTTTATCCAGTACGGTTAAACCTTTTGTCGATGAAATGCAGCAAAAGATTGTTGAGAAAGCCACAGAGCTTTCAACGGTTGGCGGTACTGCTGCTGAAGTAATTCAGTACTTAGATTTCATCCAGTGCGTGAACATTATTCTTTCTGCATCAGCTGCATGTTTTAGCTTAAAACTAATGTCTGTAGCTATTCGTGCATTCGGTATTAATACGGGTTGATTTTATGGCTATTAAACTAATTACAGCGCAGCCTGGTTCTTATAAGACTGCAATGATGATGGAACTTGCTAACAAGATGTCTAGTGAGGGACGTCCAATTTATTTATGTAATGTTCGGGGACTTAAACCTGCAATACCTTTTCCTTATCAGGTTCTTGATCACTTTAAGGATTGGGTAGATACACCAGAAACATCAGTTATTTTTATTGATGAGGTACAGGAATTTACTAGAGATGTACCGACTAACTGTAAAACAGAAGACTTGCCAACTTGGATGACTTTGTTAGAAAAGCATCGTCATGAGGGTAAGGATATTTTTATTGTTACTCAGCATCCGATGTTTATTCATACGCATGTTAGACGCCTTACGTCTGAGCATATTCATCTTGTTCGAAATGGTAATGTTCCTTTTGCTGCCAAACGTTCTTGGGGTTTTGTTGAATCCGATCCAGACGACTTTCAGAAAGCTACATTTAAAAATGGTTGTACAACTACGATTTATAGACCTAATAAAGAGGTTTTTAACTGGTATGAATCGACTGTATTAGATACCCATAAATTCAAGGTTCCACCTAAGTTAATTAAGGGTGTGGCTATGGTTGCAGGTATCATCGGTTTTGCTGTTTGGATTGGTTATCCGGTTGCTACTAAATATCTTCATATGAACGATAAAGAAGTCACTGCCAAAGCTCCAGATCAGCCACAAATGACCTTAGCGCAACAAGCAGAACGTGATGCTTATTTGGCTGGTCTTACTCCAGAGCAATATGCCGATCTACAAAATCCTGAAAAACGTAACGCTGAGCTACTTGCTAAAAATGACGTGAGAATGGAGACGATAGTAGTTAAATATAATCCTAATCGCCCTTACGAGTTCGACACTTCGCAAATCCAATATGAAGTAACTGCAAAGCCGGTGTTTTCAGGTTGTATGAAGATGAAAGGTAAATATGTAGCTTATACCCAACAAGGTACGATACTGCATGATGTAAGCCAATCTGATTGCATGAAATTGATTAATGAGGGTGATAGACCATTTAATTATTTTGCTCAAGAAGAACAGCAGCCACAGCAAAGACAGCAATTTAAACAGCCTCAACAACAAGTTAATTATGACCCTGAATTTATTGCTAAATACCAAGCTGCTAAAGCTCAAGGCTTAATTTGAAATCTTTTTCTTTGATTACTAAAAACCGTCTATATGTTTTACCGTAGCAGTAACCAAAAAAAACCGTTCAGGGGAATTGTGACCGATCCAACTCGGTCACAAGGCGTAGTCTACGGTTTTTTACGCGATCAAACTTCGAGTTACACTCAATGCCAATATTGCGGTCGCACCCTGCAATTAGGGCAATTAATGAAGCATTTACGCCTATTTCATGGATATGGTACAAAAGACTTAGTAATAGACTACTGAGAGTTCGCATAATACGGCATTATGTTACTTGCCATGTTCGTTGACTAAAGACCCCGCGTTAGCGGGGTTTTTTGTCAATGATGCGACCATATTTACGCACTCGCATGGCATTTAACATCAGTGCTCATTATGCGAATTTGAGGAGAGGAAAGGGCGGGCAGCGACTTGTCGCGCCTGACCTTTCTGTGAGATTTTTAGAGAGGGCACACTGCTATCTAATAGTGTGCCTGACTCCGGAATTTCGGAGTATTTTGATATAAATGCTTGTTTTTTATAGATATATAACAATATAATTATATATCTATATGATTTTCATAGAGATTTTATTTTTTTGTTTCGACTTTTACTGTCCCATCTCTAGTTACTTCTATAAAGCCTTCTAAAAGGGTTTGCTTAATAATTTCGTGGAATATCTCAGTATCTCGCAATGGCTTTTTTCCAGCTTTTACCAAGTCTCTATTCAACTTTAATGCTACTTCATTAAGTGCATTTTCTTCTTCATCAGTAAATCTAAATGTCTTTGCCATTGTTAGGTTCCTTAGTTGATTTATAAATTTTAAATGAATTTGTGATTTATTCTTGTGTTTATATGTGATTTCTGTATTATTGATAAAAAATGATTTATGTATTTGTGATTTTTGGGGATAAACAGTGCTTGATCATCTTCGTTTAGCTATCCCTGTCATACCAACCCATGTTCGTTGTGTTGACGGCAAACACCATTATTTTAATGGTGATATCCGTGATTTCGGTTTGCCTGCAGCTACTCGACATGTTGGTAGGGCAGATGATGGTTCTACGACTACTGGTGATCTTTACCATCCTTATGAATCGCTTCCGAGCGATTACACGGATATGGCAATGAAGTTCTATGCAAATACGATGAATACATTTCCGTATGTTGAAATTAAAGCTTCACCTTTGAAACTCTTGCAGGGTCATAACGTTTATGGTTTTGAAAGTATTCATCTTGGTGCAACTGAAATGCTTGGCATGTTAGCCGATGCTTATCCTCAATTATTACCAATCTTAGATTTTGAAAATATCGAGGTTTTACACTTAGATACAACGTATTTTGTACGTTTACCGCATCAGAATATGGTGCAACCAGTTCTTGATTATATGTCTAATATTTCTGTTGGCCATCGTAAGGCTAAACAGGTCAAGTACGACAACTATATTACGTGGGGCAATGAAGATGGACGTTATATCCGCCCTAAAGCCTATGGCAAATTTGAAGAAGTTAAATCTCAGTTAAGTAAGATTCAGAAGCAAGCTGATAAAGGTTGTATGCGCTCTAAAGCGTTAGTTTTAGCTATGCATGATGCTCTTAAGTTTTCTAATGCCTGTTTACGTTTTGAAGCTCGTATTTGTAAGACCTATCTAACCAAGAATGGTTATCCAAGTAATTTGTGGAAATTGATCGACTTACAGCGAGATCAACCAAGTTTATTAGCCAAATTATGGCATGTAGCGTTTGACCCGATTTTTGGCGCATTAAAGGGTGAGAATATGAATTTTTCTGATGATGGTGAAATCTTAGAATTACTTCGTGCAAATCTTTTTACTATTACTAAATCTGGTAAAAAAAGTACGACTAAGGCAGATAATGCCTTTAAATTCTACTGCTTACTTAGACAGATGGGCTGGGAATCAGTTAAAGCCATCTATAAGGAAAGTACCTTTTACGACAATGTTAAAGCTCTTACTAGCGTTAAAAATATTGATCGTGGTCACTTACAGAACCTACATAAAAATAAAAACGGGAAAGTTATTCCGTTTACACGTCTTATTGAAATCAAGTTTGAGCAGCAGCTTCCACCTGATTATCAAATACCAGTTTCCAAGTATGCCGATAAATTCGGTTTAGTAGCCTAGAGAGGTTTAAACATGCAATTAACATTTAACAAACGCTCAATTTTGCCAGACGTCTACAAGAAGGACGACAAAGTTTATTTCAGTACAACTTTGTTCACACCAGTACGTTACAACATCAAATTTGGTCAAGGTCTTATGCCGATTGATCAAATGAAAGCTGTACTTGATGACTGTGCTGAGAATGCACAAGAGGTCGAGATTGAATTCACAGAGTCACAAGGTCGTTTTGGTTCTGAGTTAACAATCTTTTCAGTTAAGCCATTACCAAAGAAAAACCCAATGGAATCAAAGGCTTAATGGTGAATTATACGATTGTTCGTATAATGTATATTATGTTAAATAAAGGATTTGGAAACCTACCATATATAAGGCTTTGCTTACTCTGTGTTGTTGCTCTAGCTACATTTGACCTTTACTGTAATCCACTACAAATTGATTAGGTATAAGTTCACTCCTAGACATGCAGCAAAACTTTATTTAATTTAATTCATAACAAATTTAAGAAATTCTCTATTACTTGTTTGGGTCAACCTTAACCCTATTAATTTAATCTTATCTGTTAGCAAAATCTGACAACATGAACTTTATACAATGTGTTTATTTATAAAACTTGTTCTTCAGTGCCCTTATTGCTTATTGATATATGGAAAGGCTTATAAGTTAAATATTTAAACTATTTTCTTAAGAAACATATACATCCTTCTCATCAATTTTACCTTATCTTTACGCTAAATCTTTGATTTCAAGTGATCACACATGACTAAAAGAACAATAAATATTTATGGTGCCAGACAAAATAACCTTAAAAATATTTCATTGAAGATTCCTAAACATAAAATCGTTGTCTTTACTGGAGTCTCTGGTTCAGGTAAATCTTCTTTAGTTTTCGAGACTATTGGCGCAGAAGCTCAAAGACAAATTAATGAAACTCAAGATAGTTTTGTACGTAATCGCTTGCAACATTTTGGTGTTACTGACGTTGATAAAATTGAAAATTTAAATGTACCTGTGATTATTAATCAAAAACCTTTAACGGGCAATATTCGCTCAACTGTTGCAACAATTACAGATATTTATGCCAATCTTCGCTTGTTATTTTCACGTATGGGTGAGCCGTTTGTTGGATACTCCAATGTCTTTTCTTTTAATCACCCAAATGGCATGTGTCCACAATGCGAAGGTGTTGGAATCGAGCAAACAATTGATATTTACAAAATATTAGATTTAGATAAATCCTTAAATGAAGAAGGTGCTATAGACTTCCCTACTTATCAACCTACAGCATGGCGTTGGACGCGATATGCAGATTCAGGTTACTTTGATTTAGATAAAAAATTAAAAGATTATAGTGAAAAAGAATGGGACTTATTTTTGTATGCTCCTCAGCACAAGCCTTTAAACCCGACAAGTAAATGGAGAAAAACCGCACTTTATGAAGGACTAATTCCCAGATTTGAGCGTAACTTTTTAAAAGGTGAAGCACAGGAAAGAAATCGTTATAGAAATAAACTTGAGCGAATTATTACAATCAAAGAATGCTCCTTATGTAAGGGACAACGGCTAAATCAAAAATCTTTATCTTGTAAGATTAACGGTAAAAATATTGCGGAATGTACGGCCCTATCCGTATCAAGGCTTTTAGAGTTTCTCGAATCGATAAAAAGTAAAAAATTTGAAACCGTTTTGCACGAAATAAAAAATAAACTCAATAACTTAAATCTCGTTGGACTCAGCTATTTAAACCTTAACCGTGTCAGCAATACATTGTCGGGAGGAGAATCACAACGAATTAAAATGGTTAAACATTTGGGTAATAGTCTGGTTGACCTACTCTATATTTTTGATGAACCAAGTATTGGCCTGCACCCCAAAGATTTAGATAATATTATTAAAATTATTCAAAAAATTAGAGATAAGGGAAATAGTGTTTTATTGGTTGAACATGATCCTGATCTTATTAGAACAGCTGATCATGTCGTTGATATGGGGCCTCTTTCTGGTATCAACGGCGGCGAAATTATTTACCAAGGAACTTTTAAAGAATTAAAAAATTCATCAGGTTTAACAGGTGCGTTTTTTAGAAGGCCAAATACCTATAAGAAAGAACCACGTATGGGCAATGAATGGATTTCAATTAAAAATGCTCATTTATTCAATTTAAAAAATATTGATGTCGACATTCCTAAGAACTGTCTAACCGTTATTACAGGAGTCGCTGGTTCAGGAAAAAGCACATTAATAAGTAAAGTATTACCACAACAATATCCTGAAACAAAAGTTGTTGATCAATCTGCAATTACTGCAAGTATTCGCTCAAATTTATTGACCTATCTTGACCTTCTTGATCCGATTCGTCAGCTATTTGCAAAAACAAATAAAGTAAGTGCCAAGCTCTTTAGTTTTAATAGTGAAGGTGCTTGCCCTCAATGTAAAGGATCTGGTATCGAAAGGATTGAACTTGCATTTTTAGATGATGTTGAAATGACATGTGATGTTTGTCATGGTTCTGGATATGCACCTGAAGTTTTAAAATATCTTTATAAAGATAAAAATATTGCTGAAATTTTAAAAATGACGGTTGCAGAAGCAAGCAACTTTTTTGAAGATCGAATTTTACAGCAACAATTTAATTCTTTGATGAGTTTGGGGCTAGACTACATTGCAATCGGCCAACGCTTAAATACATTTTCGGGTGGTGAGCGTCAAAGGTTAAAACTCACAAAACAAATTAATGAAACAGATAATATTTTTGTATTGGATGAACCGAGTACAGGTCTACATCCTTCTGATACTGAAAAACTAATTAGTTTATTAAATAACTTAGTTGAGAAAGGCAACACAGTCATTGTGATTGAACACAACTTAGACATCATAAGTCAAGCCGATTGGATTGTTGATATTGGTCCTTTGGCGGGTGACAAAGGTGGTGAATTGGTATTCTCAGGAACTGTTAGCGGTTTGCTTTCAGCAAAAAAATCTTTAACAGGTTATTATTTGAAAAAATATTTAGAACTGTAAAAAATATAGGCTAGCCTGACTTTTTATATAAATTTAAAACCCAAAAGACCACAAATGGCTGACATTTATTAGTTAGTAATATTCTCTCATTCAGATCAGTAAAAATGCATCAGAGGAAATTGGTATTTCCCCTGATGCATTGAACTTAAGATGAGATTTTTTTCTTAGAGGAAAATAGCTTTTCTACGGCGCCCAAAATGAAGATGAAAAACACGGGAACAAAGAAAATAGCCAGAATAGTTGCTGAAATCATGCCACCAAAAACCCCTGTGCCTAAAGCATGTTGAGTTTCTGAACTTGCACCTGAGGCAATCACCAAAGGAATTACACCACAGGTAAATGCAAGTGATGTCATCAGAATTGGCCGTAAGCGAAGTTTGGCTGCGGCAACAGTGGCTTCAATCAAACTCATACCTTCTTCTTTCAGCATTTTCGCAAATTCAACAATCAAAATTGCATTCTTTGCCGATAGACCAATAATCGTAATAAGTCCAATTTTGAAGAACACATCATTCATTAACCCTCTAGACATAATGGCAATGATTGCTCCAAAAATACCGAGTGGCACAACCAGCATCACAGAAAGTGGAATTGCCCAGCTTTCATAGAGTGCAGCTAATACAAGGAAAACCACTAACATGGATAAACCAAGTAAAAAGGCCATTTGTGATTCAGACTGCTTTTCCTGTAAGGAAATACCTGTCCACTCGTAGCCAATACCTTTCGGTAATTTCGCAATCAGTTGTTCCATTTCACGCATTGCTTCACCCGATGACGTATCGAAGTTAGGAATACCAGCAATACTCAAAGATGGTCGTCCGTTATAACGATTATATTGTTGTGGTGCCTTATTCCATTGGGGTGTTACAACTTCTGATAACGAAACTAATTGACCGCTTGAACCCATGACTTTCAGATTCAAGATATCTTTCAATTGCATACGTGATTTAGCCTCAACTTGTACAATGACTTGTTGCATACGTCCTTGATTAGGGAAGTCATTGATATACATTGAACCCATTGATGTAGAAATGATGTCTGAAACATCAGAAAACTTAACACCAAGTGCACTAAGCTTTTCACGGTCAATTTTTAAAGAAATATTGTCACCTTGTGGCAACCCTTCATTCCAAACCATATAGAACTTTTTATTCTTGGCTGCCATTGCCATAAGTTCATCTTGAGCAGCCAGTAAAGCAGGCATACCTAAGTTAGCGCGGTCTTGTAAACGTAAACTGAAACCTGAAAAAGTACCTAACTCATCAATAGCGGGTGGTAATACGGCCATGGTCTCACCTTCCGTACTATTCGCCATAGAAGTATTAACGGCGCTTGTCATCTTAGATGCAGAGCTAGTCCGCTCTTTGAAGTCTTTAAGTGTCGTAAAAGCCACAGCTACGTTTTGTCCTGCGCCACTAAAACCCCATCCCAAAATGGTGGTATTACTTTTTACATCGGGATTATCTTTCAAATTATTTTCAAATTGATTGACTACATTCCGAGTACGCTCTGCGGTTGCATCTGAAGGTAGCTGGAACGAAGTCATGAACCAACCTTGATCTTCCTCTGGCATAAATGCTGTTGGCCAATATTTCATTCCGGCAAAGGTAATACCGGTAATTACTAAAAAGATCACCATCATTGGAACTGTATGTTTGATGATTTTAAGCAGCATCAGTTCATACTTTTTAGTGACTTTATCGAAACTACGGTCAAACCATGCAAAGAAGCCCTTCTTCTGATGATGCCCATCGATTGGCTTTAAAATTGTGGCACAAAGTGCCGGTGTTAAAATGAGTGCCAATAGCGCTGAAAATAAAATAGATACCGACATGGTCAAGGTAAACTGTTTATAGATTACCCCTACAGAACCACTCGCAAATGCCATAGGTAAAAATACTGCAGCCAAGACCAGCGTAATACCAATAATCGGGCTGGTAATCTCTTTCATTGCTTTAGAGGTTGCATCTTTAGGACTTAATCCTTCTGTCGCCATAATCCTTTCGACGTTTTCAACCACGACAATGGCATCGTCGACAATAATCCCGATGGCAAGCACCATACCGAACATGGTGAGTACGTTAATTGAAAAGCCGGCAAGCAACATCACGGTAAAAGTACCGAGTAAGGCAATAGGCGCCACAATCGCTGGAATAAGCGTATAGCGGACATTATGTAAAAATAGATACATCACAATGAAAACCAGAACCATGGCTTCAAGTAATGTATGTATTACCTTTTCAATTGAAATTTTGACAAACGGCGCGGTGTCGTAAGGAATACTAAACTCCATGCCTTCCGGTAAATTTAGCTTCAATTCTTCAATTTTTGCTCGAACACCTTCGGCAGTTTTCACGGCGTTAGCACCCGGGCTTAATTGAATTGCTGCCGCGGTAGCAGGCTTACCATTTTCCAAAATGGCAAAGTTATATGCTTGTGAACCTATTTCTACATTGGCAACATCAGATAATTTAATTACGCTACCGTTAGTTTTACTTTTTAAGCTGATATTTTTAAATTGCTCGAGACTAGACAATTGCCCTTGAGCCGACAACGGAATAGTAATGAGCTGGCCTTTTTCAGCTGGTAAATCACCAAGTCGGCCGGGTGCAATTTCGACATTATTTTCACGAATGGCATTATTCACATCACTAATCGATAAACCGTAAGAAACAAGCTTATTCGGGTCGACCCAAATACGCATAGCTTTCTCGGCACCGAAAGATTGAACCTTCCCTACACCTTCGACACGTTTTAGCTCTTCTACAACATTTCGAACCAAATAATCACTCAAATCAACTTCGGAATATTGATTATTTGGAGAGTTAATCCCGACCAGCATTAAAAATCCGGACGATGAAGCTTCAACCTGTAAGCCTTGCTGACGTACGACTTGCGGCAAGCGAGCTTCTACAGCCTTGATTTTATTTTGAACGTCAACCTGAGCCATTTCCACATCTGTGCCCGGTTTAAACGTAGCGGTAATCTCTGCTGTACCGGAAGTATCTGTTGTCGCACTATAGTAGAGTAGATTTTTTACACCCGATAATTCGCGCTCAATTAAGGTTACAACGCTATCGTTAATGGTTTTAGCTGTAGCACCAGGATAAGTCGCACTAATATTCACCTGTGGAGGAGCTACACTTGGAAAACGTGCAATTGGCAGTTTAGGAATACTCAGCAATCCAAATATAATAATAAAGATCGCAATAACCCAAGCAAAAACGGGACGACGAATAAAAAATTGTGACATCAT